TTCTCCGCCGCTCCAGCAGACTGGAGTTTTGTGGTGCGAAAGTACATGCTACCAGTGATCAAGCTGATTCAGGAGAACCCTCTCATTTTCGAAGCATCTCCAGGTTGCACCGTGCAGTCGCTGGAGTGGCAGGCATACTATGTCTACCTCACCGCCCATGGTGCTGATCGCCTAGTTGCAGGAGACTATGGCAAGTTCGACAAGAAAATGGAGGCGCTGATTATTCTGCTCGCCTTCTGGATCATGCGAGGAATTTATGCGAGAGCAGGATGGACTGAAGAGCATTTGGTTGTTTTCGATTGCATCGCCGAAGACACAGCCTATGCGTTCACCAACTTCAATGGGGATTTGATCTCCTTCATGGGATCGAATCCATCGGGACATCCGCTCACGGTCATCATCAATTGTATTGTGAATGCGCTCTACATGCGCTTCGCATTCGTGACGTTGTGTCCGTTTGAAGGAACAACGTATGAGAAGGCACGTCGCTTCAAGGAATTTGTAAACCTCATCACGTATGGCGATGACAACGCCATGGGTGTGTCGCGGGCAGCTGACTGGTTCAACCACACTGCTATTCAGAATGCGATGACGGAAATTGGTGTGGAGTACACCATGGCAGATAAAGAGAGTGAATCTCTGCCATTTATCCACATCAAGGATGTGTCTTATCTCAAGCGCACGTGGCGTTGGGATGAAGATGTGGGAGCCATCATCTGTCCACTGGAAGAAGGATCTATTCGCAAGATGTTGATGATCTGTAATCCATCGGACACAGAATCGCCGGAATTGCACATGGCAAGTGTTATGTCCTCGGCGATCAATGAATGGTTCTGGTATGGCAAGCAAAGATTCGAAGAAGAAAGATCTTGGATCATTGCTTTGGCCGCGAAGAATGGACTCTCTCAGGAGTTGACGTACAAAGGGGCTCCTACGTGGGACCAGTTGTATGATCGCTTCTGGAAGGCGTCCGAAGGCATCACCAATGCCGACCTGGGGTGTGAGTCAGAGCACCCGCGCAGCGTGCTGCC